AACCAGAGAACACAACTGTACCACCATCGCCAAAACCAGTACCACAAGAGTGGAGGTCGGTGTCGATCTTAGTAGCCAGAGCGTAGCCAGCGTCTTCAGTGTAGAACTGTCGTAAGCTGTTTAAAGCTTGTACTTCAACGATGTCTTCGATGAGTCTTGAGTACTCAAAGTGACGATCGATGTCAACAGTCAGTTCGCCTTCAGTGTTGGCAATGATAGTAACTGCAGTATCAGCAGCTTTAGCATTTGCGTCACCACGTACGGGCTTAGGAATGTGAAGCTTGTCGCCCTTCTTGCCACTCATAGCGAGCTTCTTGACAAGAGGTGCCATCTTCAGGTTCTTTTGGTAAGCAGCGATAATCTCGTCACTCCAGATTTCTGGAATAAACGTTGCTGCTTCCGTCTTTGCAGTATTACCCGCTGCTCCGGGATATGTAGCAGTAGCCATTAGTCTTAATCTCCTTTAGATTATTTGACTCGACCCTCGCTATAAGCTCTTAAGATTTCCTCTGATAAAGCTTGGTAACGCTCAGGGTCTGTTCTCATTAGTTTAATAATGTCGGCCCTACGATACACTTTCTTACGACTACCTTCAGCACTGCCTCGTGCATTGCCTGTGTTGGCTGCCTTGATCTGCTGCTTACGTGCTTGTTTTTCAACTTGCACTGTCTGCTGTGCTACTGTCTTACGCTCCTTCCAGAGTGAAAACAGTTCGTCAGCAGCTTCCGCATCGTATCGCTGGTCAGCGTCTACAAACAACTTAGTCCTGATCTTTGAAGCCTGTATCCACTCAGCAAACTTAGGGTCCTTAAGGATCTCCTGCATGTCTGGATGCTTATTATTAAGCGTTGCCAGAGATGATTGTTTTTTGTACTGAGCAGTGTACTCCTGTGCTTCTCTAATCTTAGGATGATTCTCAATAGCACGATTAACTGCTGCTTGAGGGTCTGTAAAGTAATCTATATCGTCTTCAGGCTCAACTTGTTGTTGAGGTGCTGTTGGTGGTGTCTGACTAGAAATGTAGTCGTCTACTACCTTACGAAGTTCTCCTACTTCAGAGGACTGACGACCTAAAAGCTTCTCAGCTTCTTGGTGCATCTGTACTACTTCTTCTAAGGACTTGCCTTGGTACTTCTCTGGTACTGTAGGTTCTTCTACTTGAGGTTGCTCAACTTCTACTTCGTGTTGAATCTCTTGTTCTTCGTTTTCTATGGTTTCTTCTGCATTTGCCTCTTCAGGTTGCACGTCAACCATCGTCGCTTTAGACATAATTAAACTCCGTGAACTTAGTCATTATGGAGATGAGTTTGATCTACCTGCTTGTTCGTGTTCTTTTACCCACTTCATGTGTCTACCGGGAAAGTCCCCAGTGTGTCCATCAAGTATAAAAGCCGGGGCAGACAGCATTTTTGTAGCACTGGCACCACACTTGCACCTACTAACTTCGGTGCCAGAGTCTACGAACTGTTCATATACGTGTCCGTTGTCACAACGAAAGTCGTATACTTTAATCATCTACTTCTTCTTCCTCTTCAGCTTGATCTCTAGCTGCTTCAATAGTTGCCTGTAAGTTAATTATAGAAGCTAAAGATGCAACTTGACCCTTCCTAAATAAGAAGTCTTCAGTATCCTTAACTGTCTGAATGTCAGCTAAAGTTACTGCATTAGTGGAAAGCTCTTGAATGAGTTGTTTGAAACCTTCAGAATTGAAGAGTTCGTTGTAGTTGTTGAAGTAAGTTTCAAGCTCAGGCTTCATAGTTTCCCTTTGTTTATACTACAGTTATAGTATAGCATGTTTTTAGTTAAAAGTCAAGTATTATTTAGTAGCCTTTTTTCATAGGCTTTTTCTTGGGTTTGGGCTTAGATTTAGCCTTTGGTTTTGCTGGTTTAGACTTGTACATCATAGCTTTCTCCTTAGCTGTTTTAGAAAGTTCGTCTAAGTGAAACAGTTTTTTAGAAGTTGCACCATGAGAAGCACCTGAATGTACTTCACCATTGGGCATCTTGTGGGTCTTGCCTGTGTGTTTTGTTCCGTCTCTGAAGTAATGTGGTACGCCTCTAGCCATCACTTCTTCCTCTTTTTGGCTGTTTTGGCTGCTTGTTTGAAAGCTTTTGCTGTGGGTGCACCTTTGGAACCCGGTTTACGCATCTTCTCCTTGCTACCTGCTGCGATACGCTTACGTTTAGCGTGGATGTTTTCATATAGACCTGCCACTACCACTTCTCCTTGTTTGCCCAGTACGCTGCTGACATCTTACCTTTTGCAATATTCTTTGCATGACGAGCTTTAAATGACTTGCGTCTGGCTTTATCTTTCTCAGACTTAGGGGCTTTACCCGCACCGCTGACTCCCTGTTGTCCAAACCTAATAGTTTTAACCTTGTCACCTTCTTTGGCAACTACTACGTGCGACTTAGTGGGATGATTAGGAGTCCTCTTCGGCTTGTTGTAGCCGCTTACTCCTGCTCTTTCCAGTCTTGGGTCCTTCTCCCTTGGCATTATTGATTTCCTCTATTTGGCGTTTCAAGTCCTCTAACTGCGCCCAACGGGGTTGGAGAAACTTGTCTACTTGGCTCAGGAGAACTTGGAGTTCTTTGTCTGTCAACATTTTCTTTACCTTTAATTTGTCGTTCTTTTAGAAGAGTGTCTGCAACACGCATACGGCGTTCAAACTCTTTGTCTTCTGCGTCTCCTTCACGGAGGTTCCTAGTGACTGCATTGATACGGTCAATCTCTAGCTCCATAGGTACAGCCTGTGCCTCAGCAGCCAGCTTAGAAGCCCTAGCAGCAGACTCTTGAGCCTGTGCGCCTAGTGCTGCTGTCTGGGACTGCTGGAACTCAAGCTGAGCCTGTTGTGCTGCCTGTGCCATCTGCTGTGCTTCTGGGTTAGGCTGCATCGCTTGTTGCATTGCTGCAATAAGTTCTTCACGGTTAGACAAGTTCATGTTGTCTATGATGGACTGGATCAGCGTGTTGTACAACGGTGAGTCTTTTTGCATAGTCTGTAGTAGTTGTACAAGCTGTGTGACTTCGTATTCCCTTGCGATGATACCTAGGCTGCTAGTAGCGTTGAACTTGTAGTCAGCAACAGGGTAGTTCTCAGGGTCAAACTGCATGTAACGGTAGGCTGCCTTCTTGACAAAAGGTATCAGGAAGGATTGTTGGAAGTTAATCAGTGTACGCTTATGGCGCTTAATGATAGCACCAAGAGACATACTAATGCCAGCAGCCGTTGCTTCTCCATTGACTGAACCCGCAATGCCAGCAGAGTCCACGGCACCAGTAGCTTGTTGTACCATCTGCTGCAAAGCACTTGCCTGTGCAAAAGTGATCTGACTGACCTGACCAAAGTTAAACGGTTGTAGAACTTCACGAGGATCTCCACTGGTTAGAATCATTTTACCCGGACGTACTTCAGGTTTAGCACCTCGTGGTAACCTAGTGGCGTCCACAGCCAGCATGGGATGAATCGTGAGGCTCAGGGCGTCAATCCTAGCTCGTAACTCAGTGTCAAGAGCTTTCTGTGAGTTGTAACCTTTTTCACACACGCCACGACCCCAGAACCTTCCGGGTACTACGTCCCACGGGAAAGCAACTACAGGTCTGTCCTGCATCATGTAAGGGTTAGCCTCTGCTTTCAACAGGACTCCACCATTGGCAATCACAACTACTGCTTCTACGTACTTAGAGTTAGGCTTGCTTTCCGAAAGTTCTACTACTTCTGTTTCTTCTTCGTCTTCTTCTTTTGTAGCATTCTCTAGTAGTTCTCGTGGCACTAAGCCGTAGTACTTCGTCAGACGAACTTTGTCGTCACTAAAGACTGTGATGTCTTGGTCAGGCTCTAAGTCAGAGTCCGGCGCTGCCGTACCTACGTACACGTCTCTGTACACGCCTTGTTCCTGCAGCAGCTCTACCTGATGTAAGCTCACGAACTCGTCAATGGCTACACCCATGGCTTCCTCAACACTGGTAGCCACTGGGTCAATCAGGAAGTTCTGAGGCATCACGGGCTTGAGTTTAACCTTGACTCGCTCCATGATGTTGACACCGACTGCCTGTAAGTCACCACCCATGATGGGCTGTGTGGCCGGTGCCATCTCTTTCATTTCCTCAATAACAACCTCACCAATACCTACGCCAAACACGGCTGCATTGATGAGACACTCTGCTACTGCTTTACGAACCTTGCAGTCCTCAAAGTCTTCCGTAAGTTTATTACGTAGGAACAACACGTCCTGCTTCTGGGTATCACCCATGTTGTCACTTACGTCAAACCACTTGCCACGTCCAAAGGTGGCTTCTTCCATCTCAGCTACATTGGACTCTACTGCTTGCTGCAACGCAGGTGAGATGATTCTGGATCTTTCCGAAGCTCTGTCGGAGTCAGCAGGGTCCCAGATGCCCCGCCAAAGTCTGTAGTACTCGTCAAAACGTGCTTCGTAGTTTGACTCGTAGTGGTCACGCCAGTCTTCACACTTAGTAATCACCCAGTCTTCAATAGATTCTTCTATCAACAAAGGGTCCTGCTCAAATATTTCACTCATGTTAGTATCCTGCTACTACGTCTAAAATTTCATGGTTGTCTATTTCGTAGTCATAGTCGTACGCTACGTTTGCCAGTTGATCTATGTAAGCTAAAGCGTCAACCAAGTCGTCGTGAGTTAGTGGGTCCGGGAACTGAAATAGTTGGTCCAAGAACCTAGAGTTCCACTCGCCTCTGTTGAGTGTCACAAAGCCATTCTCAAACCTACCCTGTAACGCCCACATCACTCTGTCAGTCTTCTTCTTGTTACCGTGGGTCAACTCTTCAACCCTAAAGAACGTCCCGTAGCGCCTCTGTAAGTCCGTTAGAGGAGACATTACTGCTTGCTTTGCTATGCCTCTTTCGATACCAACACTAACGGGCCTGTAGTCTCTAACAGCCTGAAATATTTTGGCTGCTGTCTCGTCAAGGCTCCATCTCCCGTAAATAATATTGTCAACGTACCAACCATTAGGATTAACCTTGACCACGGCAATGGCTGTTTCGTCCAGTTTAGCATTTTTAGTACGCTTCTTGTTGACTTCTTCAAAACCTGCCAAGTCAACTGCAATGTAGTAGTCTCCTTCGTCAATACCTTCGTCGTCGAACTTTACCCAGTCCTCTTTAAACATTTCTGACCCACGAGCTTCAAATGACGCCATAAACTCCTGACGAAACGCATAGCTTGACATAGACTTCTTAGCAATGTCGATTTCTTCCGGGTCAAGCAACGGGTTGTCATAGGAAGTAAAGTGCCATGCTTTGTAAGTCTCGTCGTCACCTAAGTCTGCGTACTTGTACAACTCGTAGAAGTGGTTGCGACCCATGGGCGTACCTATGAACATAGCGCAGCCCTTTTGGTCAGCCAAAGCAGGTCTAAGTATCTGCTCAAATACGTCAGGCTTCATGTCTGCGTACTCGTCCAACACTAGGAACTTCAGTGACACACCACGCATAGTCTCTGGTCTGTCGGCACCCTTGAGGCTGATGGTGGCACCGTTGACCAGCTTGATCTGCAAGTTGTTAATGTGGCTGCCTGAGATTACAGGGTGACCTAGTTCCAACAGAGTCTGCCACATGATGTCTCTGGCCTGACCCTGTGTTGGAGCTACGTAGAACACCTGCCCACGTTCAGTCTGCAAAGCATTAACAATTAGCAGCCAAGCAGCAAGCCTTGACTTACCTGTACGTCTACCTGCTGCTACTATCTTAAATCTAGCATCGTCAGCCCACACTTCCTGCTGCCAAGGCAGTAACTGGATGTCTAGGTCCGTCAAAAGTTAAGCCTTGGGGTAGCTGGTACTAATTCAAAAGAAATGATACTGACAAACGTAGAAGCAGCTTCAGGAGTTAAGCTCAATGTGTCTCCTTCTTTTGCTACTAGAAACTCACCGAACTGGCCACCAAACTCTAGAAATTCTCCCGAACCAACGTTTTTACCCGCTAAGAAATCAATATTGACACCACTGTGTACCCAACGTGCATCAATGCTTTTACTACTGCCTGTAGTGTTAGAAATGAATAAGTAAGTAACGATTGCGTCGTAACCAGAAGGAACATCAAGGATAGTGTTGCTACTACCTGCTGTTAGAGCGTCTCCGTGAGAAAACTTCATTAGTAGAGCCACATCACAGGAGTTGTGCCTCGTGTGTCCACATGGACAAAGGTCTTAGCAATGCCTATGCCCGTGAAGCCAAGAGCAAGTGCCTTTTGTACAATGATGAAGCGATGACTGCCGAAGCTAACTTGGATGTCTGCAGCAATGCCCTGAGCATGGGTCCCCGGAACTTCCTTGTTAGCCTCTATAGGATGTTCAATGGGGTGTCTATAACCGCTTGTTATGACAAACGGGAACCCACACTCACCACGTAAACGATCAAGCTTCTGTAGGAACTCTGGTTCCATCTTGTTGTCACCAGTGACTCTGCAGTTGAACTCTTCCAGTGTAAAAAACTCAAGACTCATCAACTACTTCTCCTTCGATTACGTCACTAGGGTCGCTTACGTCTACAGCACCAACACCTGTTATGTTGATCTGTATGGCGTTTCTACCACCGTCCTTCACTACTTCCTTCTCAAATGCACCTACTGGCAACATACGGTCCATAATTAGCTTCCAAGCAGAAGCCTGATTCTTATGGTCGTTGTCAAGTGCAGCATCAAAAATAGTCTCAAGGACTTTCTTTGATTTCGGTGAAGCCAACATACGAGCTTTGTACTCGTTGATTATAGCAGCGTCACCCTTTGGTCTGCCTACTTTACCCTTGTTACCGGGTTTTACAGCAGCTACTTCTGACTTCCGGGGTCTGCCACGACCTCTCTTTTTTAATTCAGTGGTCATAACACAAATTGTCCCTAATTACAACTATAGTATAACATAAGTCTTCACATAAGTCAAGCTATTTTTACCTTTGGGCGGCACGAGTAACAACTACGTGTTGAATCAAGTAGTTACAGTCGTTGAAACACGGTGTAATATTCCTAATTTTCACCTATTTTGTGCTTGAGTGGCAACTACAATTATAAACACAAGACAAACCCGGCCCCCGGTCCAACATTGGCATGACTTTTGCATAACCTAAAGTTGGCATGAGTCTTGCATGGGCGCAGAGTTGGCACGGGTTTTGCTAGTGTTGCAACATTCGTGCCAGGTCAAAAGTTGGCATGGGTTTTGCATGGGTTGCAACATGTGTGCCATGTCTAAAGTTGGCACGAGTCTTGCATGGGTTGCAACTTCTGTGCCACTTTAGTTGTTGGCATGGTTGTTGCATGTTGAAAACTGGGGTTGACAAGTGTGTGGGCTTATGTTGGACCCTCAGAGCGCCTAGCACGACACGAGGCACAGCACAAGGTACATCACGAGTTTATATAGTGGTTCATCACTGTAACAAATAGTTATGCTTTGGGGTTGCAATGGTCGGTCAGTCTGCTAAAGTTACCACATCAATTAACTACATAGGACTTTGCTCAATGGCTACTAAATACAACATATACGAGATATACATAAAGGATATAATAACTGGCGAATCTGGTGCCGATCTGAGGACTATAATCGCGTTTAATCGTGAGGACGCATCTGACTACCCATTCTTTGATGAGGTGGTCATGTACGAAGGCACAATGGGCGATGATAGCTCTGCAGTGTTAAACTCTGGTTTACCTATGACAAGAGCCGTCAGACGGTCTGTAAAAGGCGAATAAAGACATTACAGCTCTGCCCATGTTGACTCGTGGGCTTTGCTGTAGTATCTTGAGCAACAACACAAACCCAACACAAGGAAAAACACAAGATGAAACTAAGACAAATCAAAAGCAACGTAACAGAGTTAACCATAGGCGAAACGACGATTATGTTTAGCTATCAGACGCCAGTAGCAGGTTATGATGGTCAGGGAGCATTCCGCACTGGACAGCACTATTCAGTGACCACCTCACGCCAGATCAATCAATACCTAGGCGGTAAAGAGGTTGGGCGCACAGTGTCGCAGGATTACATCAATTCACTAGTGGAGGTAGCGTAATGTTGAACACAATAGCAGTTGAAATAGGAACGTCCCACAATCAATTTTGTTTGTATTGGCAAGACGAGGACGGTAACGGGTCAGAGTTTATTTGTACAGTCTACGGCTTTGAAAATGCCTGTAGGGTTGCTAACGGCATATCTGTAGATCAAGCCGAATACGTAAAGACTCCGGGTTCTGACCCATTTCAGAAGGAGGTAGCATAACATGAACGAATCAGCAATTACATTGGGCAGAATACAAACAGAGTTTCAAGCACTGTACGACACAAAAGAGATGCTTCGGCGTCTAACAGTAAAAGACAGGACACAGGAATTGCTCAGGATGTGCAGCCGTGATAACGTGTCTTTTAAAGGTTTTGAATACTTGGAACGTAAACTTATAACAGAGGTGACAGCATGACAAAGGCTAAACTCTACAAAACAGTAGCACTCGACGCCCTATTGTCTTTCCTAGGCTCCTGTGCTATCTTTGGAACCATCGTCCTAATCGAGGTTTTCATCCTATGAAACTACAGTTATACACAATCTGGGCAAGTGTACCCAAAGCCGACTGGTTGCCTAGCGATGGCCTCAGTTGGGCTAATAAAGGCACCTACCGCGCACCTAGCGCCTACTCTGCCATAGAACAGGCAGCAGCAGATGGCTATTATGTCAAAACAGGTGACAAGATTACACCAAGAGATTCAAAAGAAATCATTATAAAACTACAGGAGAACTAAAAATGTCCACATTTAGAATACAACGCACACGCAAGGCACCTGTTCCAATGACTCAAAAGTCAAGACAGAACACTTGGGAGGACCTATTTAAAAGCATGAGTAAAGGCCACTGGTTCATTGTAACCAAGGCAAACTATGGGAAAGTCTCACAAGCGGCCAGTGTTTACCTCAAAGGAAACTATAAGCTTTATAAGCATCCCACAAGGAAAGACTGTCACGTATTCGTTAAAAACATTTAAACAGGAGGCTACACAATGAAAAAGCAAAGATTAACACGGGTCGAGGTCCTTGATCTCTTTATGCTACTGCTTGAGTTCCGGGAGACTGAACCGGGATTATCTAAAGATGACGTGAGGTCCCTAGTCGCTGCACTGGACGTCCTAAACACTGCACAGCGTGAGCGAATGTTAGCAGAGGAGGACCGCATAGGGTGAGAATCAAAGTAGAAGGTAGGCAGTTTACAGAAGCACAGCACCGGGAGGCCGTAGCATTTCTACAGAGGATCTTGCTAGACCTAGGCCGCCATGCTGTGGTAACATTGGGAAACGCTAGTGTGCTGCTGGATGACCACAGACAACTGGCACAATTGATAAACGAAAGGAGAAAGTAGCAGTGAACCTATTTTATACCCACGAGGACCCGTGGAAAGCAGCGCGGGATCTAGCAGATTCGCATACCGTTAAAATGCCTCTTGAGCAATCTCAGATGATGTCAGCGACGCACAGGCTGCTAGAGACGCCACAAGCGCCTTTTGTGTACAAGCTGACCCACGCTAACCACCCTAGCACAAAGTGGCTCAGATCGTCTCAGGCTGCCTACAAATGGGGTATTGAGTACCTAGAGGCGTTGTTTGCAGAGTACACCCACAGATACGGCAAGATTCACAAGACACAGCGTGAGAAGCTGCAGTACCTCAAAGTTGTACCCACATCGTTGCCTGATTTACCATTTCAGCCGCCACCTCAGTGCATCTATGACGAATGCAAGACAGAAGACACAGTACAGGCCTACCGTAATTATTACAAAGTGAGAAGGAGTGAGATAAAAATGAACTGGACCAAAAGGAGTGCACCAGCATGGCTGTAGAATGTAACATTGATAGAGACACAGCAGACTTTAGAATCGAGGTCTATTACTGGGACTATGTTCTCATGGACAACGTAGTAACCCGTAAAGACAAAGTTTTACTAGCCTATGTCCCCATGTTCTTTAACTACGAGTTAGAAAGAGACGATCAAGAGTACGCAATGATGAAGCTCAGGACTCAAATGATTGAACTGTACAGAGACTGGCCTGACGGTGAAGTAATCGTTGAGCTAGTCATAAAAGAGGAGTTTGTGAATCAATGAACATATTCAAGAGGCTCTATAGGGCCATACACAGTATCTTTGTAGACATTGCAGAAGGTAATATGACCGAAGACGACTTTGACCTCATCTTTTGGACTGCCATGGTGGTCTGGTGTTTGTTCATCGTCGTCATGTTTTCAACCTTTGACCCACCGACACAACCAATAGGAGTTATGTAGTATGAAAGTAGATCTATTAGACATCATGGGTTCGGACCTGACTGTCGTCAATGCGGCTAGAGTGTCCTTCGCTGCTGAGTCAGACGAGTTCGGCAGTAGAGACAAAAAGCTGATTAGGTACCTAGCAAAGCACAACCACTGGACACCTTTTGGACACGTACAGGTTCAATTCAGGGTCAAAGCACCTGTGTTTGTCGCTAGACAACTGGTGAAGCATCAAGTGGGACTAGTGTGGAATGAAATCTCAAGGCGATACGTAGACATCATCCCGGAGTTCCATCAGCCTGACTCATGGCGTAAGAAAGCTGACAACAAGAAACAAGGGTCATCTGAGGAGTCATTTGAGGGCCGTGAGGCACAACGTTGGGACACCCTTTACTCTGACCTTGTGGAGAACTCAAAGGCCGTCTATGGCAACATGATAGCTGCTGGAGTGGCACCAGAGCAATCTCGTATGGTTTTACCACAGTCAATGATGACTGAGTGGTACTGGACGGGATCTTTGGCAGCCTTT